ACTGATCTTGAGCGCTTATAATCTGGTTTAATAGACTTTGCTGTGTATCAAACTGATTACCCTGCATCTCTACCGCGTTTTGCTGTAAGTTTAATCCCTGTGTAAAGTTGCTGCGATTATTGTCATTTGATTTAATGATGTTATTAAAATTATCTTGGAGCTGCTGGTATTTATTTTGTCCAACTCTTTCTGCTATCTGGCTTGCATCATTGTAAGCATTTGCTTGAATATCAGCAGTAGATCTAGCAATAGCCTTGCCAGTAGCACCACTAAACAATCCACCACTATTCGCAGCAGAGCTTTCTACCTGTCCACTAGCACGGTCTACAATAGACTGTAGCATAGGATTAAGATATTTCTGTGTCTCTGCTACTTGATCGTATTCAAAGCCTTGTGGAGCTTGTACATCATACTGACTAAAGTCAGCGTTTTGCATGGTGCTTAGAAGATCCTGAAAGTTACCCTCATAACCTTGTGTGAGAGGATCGTATGTAGCATTAGTCTCTTCTGTACGAAGATTTGCTAAACGATCTATTTCAGTATCAGCTAGACCTAGACCTTTGAGATAGTTTCTCATCCGATCTTTGTTACCTTCATTAGCTGACATTCCAGCCAAACCACCTAAAGTAGTGTTAATACCTGTTGATATTAAGTCTGATACCATGCTAGACCTTCTTATTCCTTGTAGGCTTAACGTAAATATAAGTTTTACCCGTTAATCCTGCTATGTTTAAATCCGTTCCACTGTCAATAGCTTGCACAGTTTGATTATTGCTATTTACAATCTCTACTACAGTGTTGTTAGCTTGGAATGGTAGCACTAGAGTTACATCACCCGTTAACGTGACAACTAAGCTAGACTCCCATATAAAGCCCCGCTTAATCCACCATCCATCCCCATCTATACCACCATCCCAAGCACCCGTACCATTAACACCCTTTAGGGAGTTAACAACTAGCTGAAAGACCCTATCTCTGTCCTGTTCTGTTTTTGGATTAGAGTCGTGACCTGTGATAGTCGAACTACTCATATCCGTTCAACCTCATCAAAATCAAGTTTTATAGAAAAGAACTCATGATTAGCTAAAGTAGAAGTAGTGAATCTCAGGGTTGCACTCTTAGTCATACCCTTTAAGCCCCATCGCATCTGCTTATTGTATTGGCCTTGTCTACCCATAGACTTAGGCTTCTTGATGCCATAAGTATACCCACCATCCTTAGATAGCTCAAGATTAACAATAGGCTCGGATTCTGCACCAGTTAAAGATGTAGTAGTACCAACTTGACCGTCCAAAGTGCATCTTTTCAATTGCATCCAATTAAGGTTAGACCAATAAGGAGGAGTTACAAACTCCCTAGCTATGATAGTACCGTCATACTCAGTATTTACATCTTGAGACATTAAAGCAAGAACACCATCATTTAGGATACCAGCATATAAACCATTGGACGTATTAACAAAGTAAGCATATGGCCAATAGGTATTAACACCACCAGCCAAGACTCTATATCCTCGATCATGCCATAGATCAGCACCAATATCATAGACTAGAGTAGTTTTTTCAGCCTGGAAAGTAAGGACATAATACAAATCAGATCCATCAGCAAAACAGCTACCAATTGCACAATTTACATCTGTAAAGTCTGCGATCCTATCTTCTATAGATTCAGTACTAATACGCTTAATATTAGTACCAACCCCCATATAAACACCATTGTTTCCAACATCAGATGACCCCAACCAAAATATCATGTTGTCTATTGTAGCAGTAGAGTAAGTTGCCTCACAACCCACCTCTTGACTCGTACCATCCACTAAAGCATAGGGGTTATCTTGATTATCAGATGTTCGCCAAATCTCGAGAGTTCTAAAGCCAAAGGCCCAAATAGATTCACCGCTCAACTTAAACGCTGAAATAGGATCGCTCTTAGTCTCCGCTGTATAAAATGATGCAGCATCAATGTTAGAGCTATTCACATCCGAATACATAAATTGATCACTAAACCCAGTATCCACTAGAACACGCTGTTTAATGCTCATTATCTGTGTGGGTTGGATCTGTGACGTCGTCCCAGGTGCATCAGGCAAAGAGACAGCCGTCAATACACCAGAGCCATCCACATGATCCATAGGGCTTGTATACATTCCCGAACCATCCACAACAAAAAATAGATCTCTATTGTTAGTCATTGATACAGGATGTCCATTATCAGCAATAACCCCAACTAAATAAGCCTGAGTCACACTAATATCAAATCTATACACCTTATCACCAAATACACCCCATATACGTGATCCAAAGCTAGGAGCAGGCCCGCTACTAGATAAATACAAACCTCTACAGGTCGTGTCATCTGATGTCACCTCTACTGCTTGAGTAGCTCCATGAGTCCGTTTAACCGTTATCTTAACCTTTGCACTACCATCTGTATGCAAAGAAGCCATATAATTAACAGCTTTAGAGGAGCTAAGACCCTTAGTCTTTAACTCTGATGATTGGGCTATTAGATCTATTACCGCCATCTGTTTTGACCTGTATAGATGTTTGAACGACCAACTCTATTGCCTAATGAGCGTAAATTTTGTGATCGCCCATTATTTCTTTTAATTCTAGATAAGGCGTCATCATATAAATTTTTAACACGAATCAAAGCACCATCTGACACTTGCTCGAAGATACCAACTCTATAAGCCGTACCTGTAATAATTAATTCATTATATTCATTCGGAAAACTAAGTACATCTCCTAGCTCTACCTGTGGAATCTCTTTATTATAAGTGATAATCACCTTTGACCCTCCATTAGGCTTGATGTCAAAGTAGATAGTTGAGTTAGGGACATCTTGCACCATTGCAAAGTAATTAGGTGATCCGATAGCAGTAGTAGCACTACGAACGCTCAATAGATCATTAATATCTAGAGTCTGTAAAGGTAAGCTAGAGCTAGAAGTATTTGGATAGTATTGAATACTCTGAATGAATACAGGCCTTTGTGAGTCAATATCAGCGGTACTTAGTCCAATCGTATAGGACTCTTTAGAAGCTGTAAAAGAATACTCTTTCAGGACACGGGAAAAAAGGAACATCTGATCTAAATTTAGTTGTCCTATCAAATCATTAATTTGAGTTAAGCCAGTAGTAGGCTGGTCGCCTTCGGCGGATTCGTCATTGCCAATCACACCAGCTAATCTATAAGCCTGAGTAATTGCACTTGTTACATCTAAAGACATAGTAACCTCAAGTAAAAGAAGGGACGGGGCACTATTGCCCCAATCCCATTTTAAGGTTTACTACTGTTTAACTAGGTAGATTGAGCACCAGTTATCACGTCCAAGCAAAAACCCTTTCAGGCAATCCCAACGGTAGATATTTTTACCTGTGAGAATGTCAGAGTCAGCTTGGCAAGTGATTCCAGCAGATTTACCAGAAGCAGATCCAGTCATCTTTGAATTAATCAAAGCAGGAAGTTTTGCACCAGCGGTAATAAATGCTTGCTTGTTCCAAACGATAGCGCGCATATAAGTAGAGCTCGCATCAAGTGATAGAGTAGCAACTACACCGATAGCGATCTCATCAGAGACAACACCAGCACCAGCCACGTTAACCAATTGAGCATCTGAAGTATAGACAGCCTTAACTGGTATTGTCAACGTATCACCTCCAGAAACCACACCGTTTGCGGTAGCAATAAACGCATAATCTGCGGTAGTAGCGTTACCGTAAATATCGGAGGATTTTACACCAGCGAGTTTAACGATTTCACCCTTTAGATAAGTACCAACAATAGATGTCGCAGCCTCAAGTACTAGCGATGTTGCGCCATTCACAACAGCGGTTTTTACTGTCAATGCACCAGTAACAACACGGGTTCCTGTTTGTAGAGATTCAACATCAGGAGTTTCGTAACTCATAGCACCACGGAATTTTCCGAGTTCACTGTCTAACCATGATTTATTTCGCCCTGTATTAGGATTGAAATAAGCAACTGCTGAGTTTTGAACCTCATTAGAAAGGTCTGGCCCCATTGCCACGAATGTTGCACCTTTTGCACGGGCTGACTTGATATTTGCCAAACAAGTTCCGAGATCTTTATAATCTCCAGCGGTAGCATTAACCACCGCTGTGGAGGCATTCAAAAGAATTTCTTCACAAGCCACTTTTTGGATGGTTGAAGCCATCTCTTCGCCATAGGGTTTCGCGACCTGCTCCTCATAATTTTCTAACTCAAAGCTCTTTTGCACTTCGGTAAGATCCACACCCTTATGGTATTGCACCAAGGAGACAGTCTTAACACCATTACCGTAGACACGGCTTG